AACAGCTGGACATTTACAAATGCCAGGAACTACAAACAGTGGTGGTAAATCAATATTTATAAACACTACTTTATCTTCAACTTACGGAGCTTTAGGTATAGATGTTAAAACTCCGAGATACGGTAGCGCAATTCAATTAACAAGCAATCAAACTTCAGGTTCTACTGTAATGAAGATACTTAGGTATACTGGAACTCAAGTTGGAAGCATTGTCGCAAACAATGGATCAACAAGTTTTAACACAAGTTCTGATCGTAGGTTAAAGGAAAAAATAACAAAAACTCTGGATGGCGCTGGGGAAGTATTAGATCAATTGCGCCCATGTAGATTTACCTTTGTTGATCCTAAAGATCCGTTTGCGTTCGGTCCTAATGTCGCTGGTTTTATAGCAGATGAGTTACAAGAGGTTGTTCCAGATGCAGTTTCAGGTCTTGCAGGCGAAGTAGATAATAATAGAGAGTCTCCAAATTTTGGCCAACCGATATATCAACAGGTTGATGCGACTAAATTAATTCCTTATTTAACGCAAGCTATTAAAGATTTACAAGCAAGAGTAACCAGTATAGAGAAAAGACTACCAAGAGAGCCTGGCCCAAGGGAGTTTAAAGAATTATAAATTATAAGAAAAATATACTTATATTTGTATTAAGTTTAATAAATAAAATATAATCAAATGTCAAAACAATTAAGTAAAGAGCAGTTAGAATTATTACAGGGTTTACAAAAACAATTTAATGATTCAAAATTTGAAATTGCAGATTTAGAAATTAAAAAAGCAGATCTTATATCTGGAATAGCTGGTATCAAAGAAAAATTCGCAGAACAAGAGAAATCTTTAATGAAGGAATTTGGTAAAAATGCAGTTATTAACTTACAAACAGGTGAGGTTAAAGACGAAGAAGAAAAGCCTTTAAAGGCAGTAGAATAAAACAACATGGCAAAAATTAGCAACACATCAGCGTATCCTAACATTAGCAATCTTGATGCAGCAGATTATTTAATTATAACTGACGCGGAAAATAATCTAATGACAAAAACAGCAACACTTGCACAAGTATCAAGTTTAGTTGCTCAACCGTATACGTCTTACGTGGCTAATTTTTCTCAAAGCGGAACAGCTGATCCAGTTGCTTCAGAACTTCAAAACACAACAGGCTTATCTTTTACATGGACACGAAATAGTTCAGGAGTTTACGACATAACACCAAGCAGTCCTTTTAAGTCAGGTAGAGCCTGGTGGATGATTGCTGGATTTGGTGCTGCTGAAGATAAGCAGGTTTTTGGAAAATTTGTAGGTGTTACGTTTTCACGATTTGTAAACATAGATACTACAACTGGTGTTACAGAGGACAGCATTGATGAAGGTCATGTAGAGATAAGAATCTACTTATAAACAAATGGACATAAGAAAAATTTCAATCGGAGCAGATTACAAGTCTGGAGCTATGCATTACATAGTTGGTCAAGCTGTTTTAGGTGGTAGTTATGGAATACATCTTATACAGCATGACGTTGTTTCAGAGTCTTATAAAATATGGATTATGAAGCAAGATGAAATTTTACTTTGGAAAGAATTTAAATGCACCCTCCCTATATCTTTAGAATATAATATTAATTTTTAATATGAAAAAAATTATTAAAAAAGATTGGAAAGATATACTTTGGGAAAAAATGTCAAAAGACGAAAAAGAAAAACCAAGTGTATTTGATAAAAAAACAGTTTTAAAAACTGAAAATAATTCAGTCTAAATTAAATCAAATGAAATCGCCATACTCGTTTATTGTTAAACCTCATAACGATAGAAGGTACGATAATATTAAGTCCTATGGTGACGTAGACTTTATTACAAGTACTTCAGAAGAAGATCACAAATCTTCTAATCGTTTTGCTGTTGTTATAGCAACTCCCATAAACTACAAAGGGCCTGTTAGAGAAGGTGATATACTTTTAGTTCACCATAATGTATTTAAGTTTTATAATGACATGTATGGTCGTAGAAAGAGTGGTAAAAGCTTTTTTAAAGATGACCTATTCTTTGTTGATCCTGATCAATTTTATCTTTACAAAACTAAAGATGAATCTAATTGGATGGGATATGACAAATATTGTTTTATTAAACCATTAAAAGCTCAAGAATCTTATTTAAATAAAAACTCTAAGAACGAACCATTAAGAGGTACTGTTAGGTATATTAATGACGAGTTAATAAAAAAAGGAGTTAAAATAGGGGATGAAGTTTTATATGAGCCAGAATCAGAATATGAGTTTATTGTAGATGATGAAAAACTATACCGTATGTTTACTAAAAATATAACAGTTGTGTTATGATAGAATCAGATGATTGGTTTAAGATGTTAAAAGAAAACAATATTAATCCAAAGATTTTAGATGAATATTTAAAAAGTAAAGATTTTTTATTAAAAGCAGGTAAGGTTATTGATGATAAAAATAAAAGTTATGTTGTAGCAAAATCAAAAATAAGCGGAAAAGGAATTTTTGCTAAAAAAGATTTTATTATTGGTAACAAAATAGGTTTTGGATTAAAGGATAACAATCGAACTTATTTAGGTAGATATGTTAATCATAGTCCAATGTGTAATGCTAAGTTTTTGTTTTTAAAAGAAAATAATGATTCTGTTTTAATTGCAGTAAAACCCATTAATAAAGATGAAGAAATTGTAGCAAATTACAGAGACCATACTTTTAATAAAGAATATTATTATGGATGTAAATAAAATTAAATTACAAATTATTAAGGCAGGGGAGAAAGCTGTTATGCAATTAATTAAAGTTGCTGAAGAACATATAATAAAATATGGAGAAGATGATGAGTTGGCCGCAGATAAATTAAAAAATGCAGCTGCCACAAAAAAGTTAGCCATATTTGATGCGTTTGAAATATTAAAAAGAATTGAAGAAGAGAAAGACTTAATAGATGGAGTAGATAATAAATCAAATAACACACCAAAAGGATTTGCAGAAAGAAATTCAAAATAAATTATATACAGAACTTAAAAATATAGTTCCTAATAATGTTTTAGCTACCAAAAACAAAGCTAACACTTGGATTTATGGCTACAATGAAAAATATGATTTTGTTGTTATTTCTAAAACTGGAAAAATAGGAGATATTATTTCTATTCAAGGGTTAAGAATAGCTCTTCCTAAATTAGAAAATGAAATTTATATAAAAAGTAAAGTTTCTGCCGATCAATATTGGTCTCCTCAAGAAATACCAAAACCTTTAAAAAAAATAAAGTCTATTTTTCAATGGCACAATACTCCTTCAGGTTTTAAAAATGAATGGATTGATTATATAGAACAACAATTTGAGTACAGAGAAAAAGGTTACTGGTTCAAAAACAATGGAATTCCAACGTATATAACTGGTTCTCACTGGATGTACATACAGCATACTAAAATTGATGTTGGTCTACCTGACTTTAGGGAAGCAAATAGAATTTTTTATATACATTGGGAAGCTTGCAAGGCCGATAAAAGAAGTTTTGGTAATGATTATTTAAAAATTAGACGTTCAGGTTTTTCTTATATGGGAAGTGAGGAGTGTGCCAATACAGGTACTATTACTAAGGATGCTCGTATTGGAATATTATCTAAGACAGGTGCGGATGCTAAAAAAATGTTTACCGATAAAGTTGTTCCAATATCAAATAATTATCCTTTCTTTTTTAAGCCCATACAAGATGGTATGGATAAACCTAAAACCGAATTAGCGTTTAGAGTTCCTGCTTCTAAGATTACTAAAAAAAACATGTATGAAGAAGATACAGATTTAGTTGAAGGATTAGATACCACTATTGACTGGAAAAACACTGGTGATAACAGTTATGATGGGGAAAAATTAAAACTTTTAATACATGATGAAAGTGGAAAGTGGGAAAAACCTAACAGTATTATTAAAAACTGGGGTATTACAAAAACATGTTTACGTTTAGGTAGCAAGATTATTGGAAAGTGTATGATGGGTTCAACTTCAAATGCTTTAGATAAAGGTGGCGCTAATTTTAAAAAATTATACTACGACTCTGATGTTACTAAACGTAACTCAAACGGACAAACAAAAAGCGGATTGTATAGTCTGTTTATTCCTATGGAATGGAATATGGAAGGATTTATTGATATGTATGGAATGCCTGTTTTTGAA